CCTGCGGTTTTCAGTAAAATCCGCCCGCACGACCTGCGGTTTTCAGTAAAATCCGCCCGCACGACCTGCGGTTTTCAGTAAAATCCGCCCGCACGACCTTCGGTTTACTTATTGACCTTGGCCTAGCGTCTGAACTCTAGCGCCGCGATAATATGCGCGGCGATAATGACTAGTAAAACGGTTGACATTTTTCGGGCCTTTCTTTAGTGGTAAAGGTTCTCTATTATCTTTTTGCCGCCGGTCTTGCACGCCGTGCACGTCGGGCATTCTTGTTCTGAACACCGAAACGCGCCTGGCGTGTAGGTCTCGACGGCCGTGTATTTATTATCTAGCATGAACCCGGAACCGTTTACGATCACATTATCCGGGGCACTGGTAAAGCGTAAATCCCGACGCGCCGTGTACCCGTAGAATTTCGGCGTGTCTTTTACCCCTTCCGGACGCGCCATGCGCACGATTCGCGCCACGGCGTAAAGTTTCCGGACGTCTTTTTGGTCTTTAAAATCGCCGCTTTCGCTAAAACTGATATATTTTACCGCTTTATGGCGCTTTAGCGCGGCGAGAATATCCGCGGCAATGGTGCCGGCCGTGTTTTGGTGCCAGTAAAACGCTTGTCGGCGCCGGTAAGGTAAGCATGCCGGGTACATCTTTTCCGCTTTGAGCGCATAACATCGGCCCGGATGTTTACATAATCCGCGCGCTTTGCTTGGACAATCCATCGCGCTTGTCATATTGAATATTAACGTGTCCTTTCCGAGTTTGCGGTTGCCTATAGAATAAAGGAACTTCATACTACGCCGTCCCTTTCCGCGCCAGATCCGCCAGCGCTTCGGCAAGATAGTCCTCGTGTTCTTCCGCTGCCACGTCCGCCAGCGCCGCCAATACCGTCGCGAAATTAGTCGCTCGGACAAAATACCGCAGCGCGTTTATGTCACGTTCTGCTAATTGTTTCATGTTTGCATTACCTCCGGTTTACTGCGCGGCATTCGGACCGCGCTTTGTGTTTAATACCCGCTGCCGTAGTGGCCAGCGGGTACCCGTCACACGACCGGAGAGACGCGGACGGCTTGCAATACGTGCGCTTCGGCGGCCTGATTGGCCGATATTACCCGTTGCAATGCCCCGCGCGTACGCAATACGGTGGATATACCCCGATTTAGGCCATTTAAAAGGCCCCACGCGTTTCTTTGGTTATCTACGCTCTCGGGCCTGTTAACGGCACTTACCGCGCACTGGCTAACCCAACGATTAGAACGGCGGGCCAATAAATTCGGCTTTTCATCCGTTCCGCCATCAAACGGTTGGAAGCGTTCGGCAAGCGCTATTTCCTCTTGTAACGTCATTGGCTGGCGCTGGAAGTCCCGCCAGAGATCAAACGAGTTTGTTTCCCAAGAATCCAGCACGTTTTGGACAATGCCGCCGATATCTATCCGTCCGGAATGTATGCGGCGAATCGCCAGCACCGCTTGCCCCGTGTATAGGCCATTGCTACACACCATTCGGAACGCGCCAAACATGAAACGGAACGAACGCGTATGATTATACGAGTTTTCTATAACCAGCCTTTCCTTTATAACGTCCGTTTGTCCATTATAGGAAAAAGAAAACTCCCGTCCCGTTTCCAGCATCATGTGGGCATACCGGCCCCGGCCTTGCACCATAACGCGCTTTATTTTATCTTCGCCGAAGTGCGCGACGATAGGCCCGAATATATCCCGGTTTTGGACAAGCGCATACCTATCGGACACGCGCGCCACCGTATGCCCGGTATAATCCACTAGTACCCGCTTGCCGTCGGCGTCCCGTTCGTCCGACACGGGCATATTGATTCTTTCAAGTGCATTTGTGAATTGTGACATTTTTTGTTCCTCCGGTTTGTGTTGCTGGTTAACTTGCATGTACCCCTAATAACTCCCGTTTTACCGCGTCTATAAACTGCGGCGCTTCGGCGTCCTCCTCTAAGTACACGGCCAGCGCGCCGACAAAACCATAAGACACTATTTTTCGCGCTAGTGGATAGTTTTTATCCGTTCGCGGAACGACTAAATACCCATGGTCAGCCGTCATAATAAAGGAATAACCGAGGTCCCGCGGATCCGCTTCCATGCTTTGTATTTCGTCGTCCGGGCGAAGCCGTTGTAATTCTCTTTGGTATGCGTTCATGATGTTTTTTCCTTTTATATTGACCTCCGCTAACCGCTATGGCCAGCGGCGGCCGGTTAATGTTTACGCTATGCTAAAAGCCCGATAACCGCGTGCGTGTTTCGGCGGCGAATAAAAGTTTCGGCGGACATTTGTGCCATTCCGATCGACGCGCCAGTTTTGACGCATTCTTGATAAACTAGCATTGAAAATTCAAGCCCCGAATAATTATCCGCGCTCGGGTTTTTACAAAATTCACGTACTCGAAATTGTACGTTTTTTTTCGTCCATAGAATCGCGTTTTTATTCGGTATTTTTTCGTTCATTTTTTCGCTTTTCATGTTTTTTTCTCCCGGTTAACTTCGTTTTTTACTTTGCAATACTATCCGTTATTAGGGATTATACACCCGCGCTCGGAGTAGTGCAATAGGAAAAAGAAAAATAATTTTTTCGCAAATGTTAATAAAAAGGTAGTTATTTGGTGCTGTTACAAAATGAAAAAATTTCAGGTGCTCGGATATATAAAGGAATGCCGGACGGCGTTAAACTTTGCATTGTGTCGACTTCGCGCGTTTTGTAACACGTGTAACAGGTGTAACACGTGTTTTGCTATAATTAATAAGTCTAACTCCCACAGCGAATAAGCCCTTCCTATTGTTACACTGTTACAACTAATATAAGTATATGGAAATAAAAGGGTTAAACATCTGTTACAAAAAACGGGTTTTTAACGTTACCATGTAATTGTAACGTAACGATTAATTTTTGCTAATCCTGATTAACCCGTCCCGCACTGGTTTTTTCGGCCGTTTTTGTGGCCTTTTTGGGGTCTTTTTTGTGGCCTTTTCTATGCTCTTTTTAGGCCCTTTTTAGGCCCGCTGGCGCGTCCGCCGTGCCCGTCCGATGCCAAGGCCAGCCGCGCCAGCGGCGCGCGCCCGCTGGCGCGTCCGACCAACCACGGCGGCCCCGGCGGGCATTGCTTTTGCGTATTGGCTTGACTGTATGCGATGAGGCTAGGCGGGGGAGGGGTACGTATCTACCCCCCAAAGCGGAGGCGGAGATTCTTGATCCCCCTTCCGCAGCAATTTTTCCCCAAATAGGACTGACAACGCATAGCGATAAGAAAAGATCTTTTCTTAAATTTTTCCTCAGATAGGACTGACAACGCGTAGCATTTCTTAACAAAATTTTTTCCTCAAAAATAATCCATGCATAATAACATTGCTTTTTATCATCCGTTCTGTTATAAATTTTTTATCGTGGCGCTCACTGGAGAACAGCCATGGTTAATACAGATTCAGCAAGGCCCCATCTCTCGCCAGAACAAGAATTGTTCTGTCTGGAATTTGCACGTCACGGAAATGCCGTAGACGCGTTCAAGAATTCTCACCTCTCCAAAGTATCCGCCCAAAAATTTCCTGAAATAAAAGCCAAAGCATCCGCAGCGGAACTCATGGCGAACGAGGACATCCGTTCTAGAATTCTCGACATTCAGAATCGCCTGGCAGATAAGTCCATCATGTCAAAGGATGAGGTGTTGGTTGAATTATCCCGCATCGCCCGCACCGCGCCGTTTCATGCGGACCGCAATCGCGCCCTGGATCTCCTCGGTAAATACCACAAAATGTTCGTGGATATTCCCGCTACCGCAAACTCCACATTCATAAAAGAGCAAAAAGTAATCCAAATAGTTTATATGGCCTCAGACGGCTCCGGGCGCGTTACGTCCACTTCTCCGCTTAGGAATCCGCCGCAGGTGGAAATAGCGCAGGTGGAAGCAGCGCCGGCGACCGCACCGGCAATCCCGGTCAAGTCGCGGGCCGTTCCGGTAATGCCGGTAGCGGCAGAAAGCGAGGATATCCTTGGCGACCTCGATAACTGACCCAGTACCGCTAAATACTGACATTCTTCCACTTCTTTATCTTCCGCACAGCCCTACGGCGTACGAGATTCATCGTCATCCGGCGAGGTTTAGGATTCTCGCCTGCGGCAGACGATGGGGGAAAAGCTGTCTGGAGGTTATGGAGGCGTTTGAGATGGCGGCGGATGTACGTACCAAATACGGGAGACCATCCCGGGGGTGGATTGTGGCGCCGACGTACGATCTTGCCATGGAAGAGTGGCGGCATGCGGAGGCGCTTCTACGGCATGTTATAGACTGGGACAAGACTAGCAGGCAGAAGAAAGTCATGTTTTTCATCACCGGGGATGAGTTGGAGATTAAGTCGGCTGACTCTAAGGACACCACCCTCAGAGGGGCGGGTTTGGATTACGCTATTATGGCGGAAGCCGCTAGAATTCCGCGAGAGGCTTGGGAACAGGGTATCAGGCCGGCGTTGTCGGATAAACTCGGGCGGGCGGTGTTCGGCTCTACCCCCAAGGGACGCAACTGGTTCTACGATCTCTATATCAGAGGATTGTCGGGGGACAAGGACTACAAATCGTGGCAGTTACCGTCTAATTCCAGGCCGACATTTCCAGCGGAGGAGTGGGAAGCCCTCCGGAGGACGTTGCCAGAACTTGTGTTCAAGCAAGAGTTTATGGCAGAATTTCTGGAAGACACGGCGGCGGTGTTTCGGAAGATCTCCGGATGTGTCGGCGGTGAGTTTCAGGCGGTGGTGAAGGACCACAAATATCTTATCGGGGCGGATCTGGCGCGGACGATCGATTTTACGGTATTGACGGTCATGGATCTGGAGACTCAGCATGTGGTGTACTGGGACAGATTTAACCAGTTGGAGTGGACGTTTCAGAAGGAGAGGATAAAGTGGCTAGCCAAACTTTATAACAACGCGCAGGTGTGGATGGACTCTACCGGTCTTGGGGATCCCATAGAGCACGATCTTCGGCGCGCGGAAGTTAAGGTTCAGGGGATAAAGTTTACATCGGAGTCAAAAAAAGAGATGATAGAATTTCTATCGATCGCTATTGAACAGAAAATGATTACGTATCCGGAGATTCCGGTGCTGATGAATGAGCTAAGTTCTTTTGAGTACGAAATACTTCCTAGCGGTGCCGTACGTTATTATGCGTATGGGGACTTAAGAATATTTTATATCGCTCAAAGAAAAAACTTGACAAAGACCCTTATGAAGGTTTATCGTTAAAAGACCAAGCATTCTGGGAAAGATGGAATAAGGCTTTAAAGCCTAAAAAGGAAACGCCTCGTGAATTTGTGGACACAACGTTATGTTGAAAGAAATCCGCTGCAAAAAATGTCACAGGATTCTTTGCAAAGTAGATACAGACGGAACTGTCCATATAAAAACTGGTAAAGATGGTCTTCTCGAAGTTATCACCTGCCTTTATTTCGGAAAAATAAATCTCATCTGCAATTCGCATTACTCAAACGGCAAACGTCTGGAAAAACCGTGTGGTACTACAGAAAGCCTTGAGTATGCCGCATAGCGTAGAATCTCTAACGCTTCTCCTAAAAGCAAAAGATGAAGAAATTTCAAGACTCACAAAACTCCTCGAAAATTTATTTTCTCAGTTAAGCGAAAAAAGAAATAAACCCGCCGGTGAAATTAAACGTCCTCTCGTCGTCGATTCTAAAAGCGGTAAACTTCGTGAAAAAACTGAGCAGGAAGTTTCGGAAGAAGTGAAAGCTCTGCAAGAAATGGGGATAATTTAATGGCCTATAGCGATCTTGACCTGGAGATAAGCGACCTCGATCCAACAAACCAAGAAGCGATCGTTGGTAAGATTGAGTCTTGGGCGCAAACAGATATTAACCGAAAAAATCTCCGCGCCGCATCCTGGTCGCAAGCAATTCATTTTCTTATAGGGAACCAGTGGCTTCAATACAATGCACACGAATATCGGTGGGATGTTATCCCGTATACAGAAGCCAATAAAAACATTGATCGACCGGTCACAAATCATACTTTGCGGTGGGTTACTGCCAACGCCGCTGGTTTTACCAACAAGCCAAATTTTATTATCGAACCAAATTCAGATGAGCCGACTGATAAGACGGCTGCCTGTGTCGCGAGCGTCATCCAAGATTGGTTATGGGATGAACTTGAAAAAGACGATTCTTATTATGAAGCGGCACTTTGGGCGTTAACCTGCGGAACCTGTTTCAGAAAATCATTCAAGAAAAATAACGGGAGAACGATGGTTCTCCCCGGGGATGCGACACCGGTAGGGGACGCTCTGGCCGGTGTCCCTCCGCAGATGGGTCAAGGTGGACAGATTCCGCCGGCGCAGTCTACGCCTACCGCTATTCCGTCCGCTGGGTCTCTTCCAAATACCGCAGGAGAACCTCCGGTCGGTGAAATAGCGCCGTCAGCATTACCGCCAGAACTTATGGTTGCAATGGGTCAGCCGCAAGAACAGATCATTCCACTTAAGTCGGTAGACTGCGAAATTATATCTCCTTTTAATCTTACATTTGATGGACTTCCTAAGAGGTGGCGTGATGTTAATATCATCATGGAACAATCGGTACGGAAATTATCGTGGATCAAAAAACAGTACATGGTGGACGAACCCGGGTATACGGGAAAAGCCGCTGAAGTTACTGAAGAAAAAGTTATTACGAATGTTCTCGCTATGTCAGAAGGTCTTAAAAATCTTGTCGAAGGTTCTATCTATTCTAATGCCACGACGACTACATCCGGATACGAAATCAAAGAGTCGGCTGTAGTCAAAGAGGTCTACGTGAGGCCATCTGAAAAATGGCCGCGTGGACTCATGCTCGTCGTAGCAAACGGGAAACTTCTCTATCAATCGCCCCCTGAAACCGGGTCTCCGTTTTATTATAGGAACGGAAAAATTTGGCATCCGTATACTGCTTGGCCTTTCATGAAGCAGCCCGGTTCCATGTGGGGCATTAGTCTCGTTCAGCAACTTGTTCCACTTCAGCGCAGAATTAACTCTATCGATGCTCTAGTTGCATATAATCGCAAAACTATGGCTGTTGGCACGTGGCTTATTCCTTCTGGAAGTGGTATTCCGGATGAGTCTCTAGTCGGTATCCCAGGGCAAAACGTAACCTATGATCCGGACGTGTCTGGCGCGAAACCTGAAAAAGTTCCAGGACAACCGCTTCCCGATCAGGTCTTAAAAGAGAGGGAGATCATCGTTAATGACGGAAATCTTATCGCGAATGCAGCCGATATTCGTTCTGGTGTTAATCCTTCTGGCGTTACAACTGTTGGACAATTACAGATATTAACGGAGCAGGCCAATTCCTCACGGTCTAAGCAAGTGGATTCCTGGGAGGACTTTATCGAGGAGTCGGAAGAGCTGGACCTTCTTAATTTCCAAGATTGCTATAAAGCTCCCATGAACGACATGTCGATGGAGTTTAAAAAGTATTCTAAGAGTTTAACGCGATACGATTGGGAGAAATTTATCGGATCCGATATTCGCGATAACACTTCGGTAAGGGTTGAAAAGGGCTCTACAGTTCAGAGATCAAAATTGCTAAGAGAGCAAACCATAATGCAGCTCTTACCGACCGGTCTTTTAGGAAATACACAGGACCCGTACATCAATGAAGCGATTCTTGAAGAATTTGGGCTTTCTAATCTTTCTTCAAGCGCAGACGTTGACGTGAAAAAAGCTGAGAAAATGATCGAAATGATGCTGGATGGTCAATATCCGCCAATTCTTGAAGTAGATAATCCAGATATTCAGATTACAGTTCTAGCGCGTTTCATGAAAGATCCGAAGTTCCTAGAACTTCCTCAGACAGTTGTGGAGCTTTTTATAAAGCGATTCCACGAATATGCGATGGCACTTGCTAAAGCAAATGCTGTCTCACCGGATGCAGGACCGCCGGGACCGGGAGCACCGGGGCCTAACCCCCCTCCTCATGACGGTAAGGGACCGGCGCCTGCTACTAAAGAACCCGTAACAAAACCAGAAAATTCACCAACATAAATGGGGGCTTTAACATGAGTGAAAAAGAAGGAAAGTCAAGTGGTATGGTAGATTTAGGTAAGGCACTCGAAGGACCTGCGGTGATAGCTTCCCAAGAGGGAGAGTCAGCGCAACATCTAAACTATCCGGAAGTCCATATTGAGAACGACCAGATTCCGATTTCGCAGGAGCATCTGAATAAGCATGTCCGCGCTACAGTTCAGTTCCATGTTAAGGGGATTGAACATACCGATGACGGAAAAGGCGGTCAAAATAAGCGCGTTCATCTTGCGATGAAGAGCATGCAAGTCCATCCAGAAACGGACGATAATTCGGGCGATGAAATGACCGAAAAGGTCGATGATAAGCACGAACGGTTAGAAAAAATCAAAAAAGATTACATGAAGGAGGAGACATAAAATGGCAATTACGACTACGATTTTAAGGGAAACTGTTTACGGGGATAACCGGGTGATATTTGGTAAGTCAGTGTTATCTGGGTCGTCCTCATCGGAAACCATTGTGACCGGGCTATCGCAGATCGATAATATACAGGTGAACGTTAAAAGTGCTACCCCTGCGTATATAAGCCCTACAGATGACTACCCGATAGCTTCTGGGTCCGCCGTGGTAAAAGTTTCGGCCAACGACCAGACGCTGTACTGGGCAGCTTTTGGAAAGTAATTTATGCCTTTCAAAAGCAAAGCTCAAATGCGGGCTGCATTTGGCGGGTATTTAGGACCCGAAATGAAATCCAAGGCAAAAGGTTGGGCGGACGAAACGCCTAACATTAAGAATTTGCCTAAAAAGGTGAACAAAGAGCACCCAGGGAAGCACATATGAGCAAATGGATACAGTCAGCGATCAAACATCCGGGTTCTTTTACGAAGTCTGCAAAGAAGGCCGGGAAGTCAGTCGGTGCATTTGCTGAAGAGCACAAGCACGACAGTGGAAAGACCGGATCGCGGGCGAGACTGGCGATAACATTAAGAGGCATGAGTCACAAGAAAAATGCATCTAAAGAGCACCCAGGTAAACATTTAAAATAGCCGTTAACGGCAAAGGAGTAACAAATGTTCATGCGCGATTTTATTACGAATAAGATCAATTTTCTTCCTGATGGAGTAGAAGGTGGTGATCCTGCGACCGGTTCTTCATCCGAACCTGCGGGAAATGCGGAAGCGAAACCAGAGGCGTCCTCGTCCGACGTAAAAGCTGACGTAACCTCTGAAAAGATAGCTACGCATGATGATAAAGGCGTACCGTATTACAATCGCTATCGTGAACTTGAAGAGAAATTCAAGGGCGTTGATCTTGAAAAGTGGAAAGAACTTTCAGGGATTGATCTGACAACCTATAAATCAGAGAAAGAGTGGATGGATCTGCTTTTAGGTGAAAAGGAACTGTACGAACAGGTTCTGAACTTGATCAAAGGGTATAAAAAAGCTCCTCCTGCCACTATCAAGACCCAAGACAGCCCCGAACTTGCCGAAGTTCGGAAGAAACTTGCAGTACTCGAAGGTTGGAAGACTGCTACAGAGCAGGAGCGTCAAGAACTTATTGGTGAGCAGGTCCGAACAGAATACGAAAGTCGCTACAATAAGGAACTTGATTCTGCGATGAAGGTAAAAGGTCTTGCAAGCCTTACGGCCATTGAAAAACAGTGGCTCAGAAACACGGTGGATGACGAGTATCGGCAGGATTGGGAACAGTCTCAAGCAACGAAGACTCAACCGAAGATAGGTTGGAACGAACTGCCTAAGATTGTTCAAAAGCACTTAGCGACGGTAGATTCAGCACGAAGAGAAGCCTTAAAAGGCTCTGTCAGGAAAGACGGCAGCCCCGATGCTATGCACGGCGGCGGATCGTCACAGTTTATGAAAAAGCCTCCAGCAAATGAAACAAAGGCTCAACGAGTTCAACGGATCGCCAATGAGTTAAAAGACTCGATGGTGGCTCCCGTTTAATCATAAGGAGCTTTACAATGTCAGCAACAATTCTATCGGATCTTGACGGTTTGCTGAAACGTCATTATTCCGGTGATTTTATCGCCACTCAGCAACAGACGGATCCGGACGTTCTTTCGCTCTTTTCTACCGCACCTGAGAAGCCGGGTGGAGAAGACGGGGCAGTACGGTTCGGTGTTAGAATGCAGCGTCGGCAGAATGGTGGAGCGCAGAACCAGAATGAGCAATTCCGCGCCAATGAAACCGGTACGAGAAAGCAGGCAACGATCGCGGCCAAGATCAATATTTGGGCGATTGAGTTAACAGGCTTCGCCATTACGCTTTCCAAATCACAGGTTGACGCATTTGTGGCCGGTTTGGAAGACGAGTTCGAAGACGCGCTCGCGATGATGAAGAAAGACGAAAACCGTCAGATTTTCTCGAACGGTTTGGGGACGCTTACCACGATCACGACCGGAGTTACGGCATCGCTTACGGTTGTCGTTGGAAACGTGCAGTATCTGTTCCCAGGCGAACGGATTGATATCGTGACGGCGGGTGGTGTTGTGGAAGCATCGAACGTGCTCATTTCCTCGTTTGTGGAAAGCACAAAGACGCTGACACTCGCGCAGACGATTACTTGCACGACGGGTTCTTCAGTGTACCGCGCAGGGGTTTATCTAAACATGCCTGGCGACGGTAAGGAAATGATGGGTCTTCGCGGTCTGTCAGACGACAACGAAGACTTCACTACGTTCCAAGGTCTTTCTCGCGCTACGTATAGCGTGTGGCAGGGTTCGGTGACGGACGCAGGTTCTGTGCAGATTACCAATGATCTTCTGCAAAGAATGGTGGATAAAGGCGAACGCAGATCGGGTCGCGTGATCGATACGATAATCTCGCATCGCAATCAACGCAGACAGTACTTAAACGTTGTCACACCGCTAAAACGGTTTCAGGACGACGATCTGGATTCAGGCTTCAAGGCGCTTGAATGGAACGGCATGCGGTGGTTGGTTTCTCATGATTGTCAGAGAGACACTGTGTACGGTTTCCCGCGCAAAGAAATCCAGAAGTATGAAGCGTTCGGGATTAAACTCGACGACACCGGCGGGACGACGGTTTACCACATCCCCAGGACGGATACGTACGAATCGTATTACAAGCATTATTGCAACATCGGGACAAAATATCCCGCGTCAATCGTTCGTCTTCAGACACTCGCAACTCTGACTGACTAAGTTAACCTGTAGGAGCGGCGGTTAGTCGCCGCCGTTCCTCAGCTTTTTTAAAGGAGAATTAAAATGGCTCTTGTCGCAACAGTTACTGGAGTGACGACCATTTCAGATCAAGCGGGGACCAAGAAACGGGCTCTTGGGACTGTGGCTTTTGATAATAAATACCAGACCAACGGTATGTCTATTATCAATAGCCAGATTGGTTTGACGACGGTCGATATGTTGTTCGTGTATCCGAGCGCGGGTTATGTGTTCGAGTACATCAGCTCTACCAAGAAGATCAAAGCGTATTGGGTTCCTACCGGGACTAACGCTGCGGCTGCGGTGCTTGGTGAAGTTGCTCTTAACACGGATATGTCGGCTCTTACCGCCGTTCCGTTTGAGGCGTTCGGTTCGTAATGCACGACCTCTCTAAGAAATTCTTAGAGAATTTAAAATCTGTCGATACTTGCCTTGGGGCGATATACGATCCGGTGGATGATGCCATCTACGTAAACGCCACAAGGCAAGGATCGAAAGTGCATGAACTCACGGTAAAGAGAGCCTTCGCAGAAAATTACGAAGAGCTTGAGAACCGCACGATCTTAAAACTGCAAGCGTGTGATGTCTGGAAACGATTTGGTACAGGCAAAGCGTATGATGATTTTCTGGACGAAGAAGAAAGAAAAATGCGCGCGGTTAAGAAAAAAGAAACCCGCGATAAACGTCTTGCTTGGTTTAAGGAAAATCGTGAAATGGTAAAGGCGGCTATTTGGAACGCACAGCATGGACGTACGAATAGTAAAACGGCTCTTCCGTACCAGACAGGTTCTTTTAGCATGACGGCCACAAAGAAAGAAAACGACGGAAAGTTTGAAGTGATTGATAAGCGCGTAAGAACAACAGAACCACTAACTGGTCTTAAAGACCAAGGAGCAGCGGCATGATTATGTATAATCCAACGATGTCCTCCATTGAAACTCGGTACGATGGAAAAGTTTACCTTTTTATATCGGGTGAAAAAAAGAGTATTTACGATCCAAACGAAATAAACCACCTGATATATAAACTCGAAGATCAGGGCTTGGTTTCTATGGCTGAAGGAACGAAACCGGAAGAAGAGAAACCGTTTGTCATAGCGGGGCTTCGTAAACGACGACACTTTCTGGATTTTAGAGTTCGCAATTTTCGTACGATGAATAAAGAACGCGAGTCGGCAAAACTTTCGGCAGAACCGCCGTCGGATCTTATTATCGATACAGTCAACGAGATCGAGGCGATCGATCTTAAGATGAAAGAATTGCTGGCAAAGGATTTTGCAAAAGTGGACGCCTATATGAAGACGCAGGAAGGCGTTGACACTACAGAAAAGATGGACGCGCAGACCCAAAGTGTTGAAATGTCAGGGTCAAAAGTCTCGATCAAGAAGGGTGGGCCAAAAGTCCATGTTTCATCTTCAGGAAATCCGTGATTACGTAAGGGCCGATTTTAACCAATCTGACATCGGTAGTTTTATACAGGAAGCGGACATCGATCGTTGGGCGAACGAAGGCTATATGAAGTACGCGCATAGCCTGATGCTCACTGATGAAGGTTATTTTGAGCAAACATTCTCGCTAGATATCACTTCGGGGAAAGAAGAGATTCCGCTTCCCACTATTTTTGACGGTCGAGGGAAGCACTTAAAGACGATCCTGCTAGAGCGCGTACTTGCTACAGAGCGTATTCCTCTCAGGTTCCATAAAAGGTATAACGAAGCGAACTCCACAAACGGTGGTCTTGCCGGTTGGAGTTACTTGCCTACTTGGAAATTTCGCGGTAATAACCTGATTCTTGAACCGACGCCTACCTTCACGGAAGCTGGGACGGCGACGTCTGGACTGATGCTTACTGCTCAAGTGATGCCGGCACGGCTTCATCTTGGCACCGCGCAAGCAGGAGACGCTTCATCTATTACGTTTGACACTGCAGCAGATCCACGCAATTCCTACTACGTCGGAGCGCAGGTCTATATAGTTTCAGGGACCGGTGCAGGACAACTGCGAACCGTTTCGGCGTACGTAGGACTCACCAAAGTAGCTACGGTGAGCGCGACATGGACGGTTAACCCGGATTCTACGTCGATTTTCTCTACGGTAATTCACGAGGATTTTCCAGAGGATTTTCACGAACTGCTTCCGCTTTACGCACTAAAACGCGCTTTTGGTAAGGAACGGTCAAATAACACCGAGCAGTCGTTTATTCTAACGACACTGAAGGAATTGGAAAATCAACTTAAGGATTTCTGCGAAGATCGCACAGATGCGCGGAAGTTCATGCAGCCTTGGCACATCGAGTTATTTTAAAGGAGACATAAAATGGCAGACATTAAGAATACAGCTGAAATTCACGGAAGGGCAAGCAACGGTAACGCGCAGGAAGAGGCGTTTAAAGCGATTCGCTCAAAATTTAGCGCGATAGTGACTGGTGGCGCAGGCACAGTAGCGACCGGTCAAACGGATAAAGATCTTTCCACCGTTACTGGATTAACTACTCTTTTTACGACGCCTGAAGGCGCGGTCATCAATTATCTCGAAATTTACAGTGATCAACAGATTACAGTTGCGTTCGCCACTAAAAAGACAGTCGCAGACGGTATCGCGACAGCGAACCTTATGCACATTAAGATTTATGCCAATACTCTACGTGTGTTTGATTACATCGCGGATATCGTAGCGATCTATGTCACAAACGCGTCTGGTACTACGGCGAATATTGACGTAACGGGGGTGTAACGTGAAGAAAAAATTTCTCGCGCTTTTTGTTGGGCTTTTGTTTTCTAGTCAGTTTGTTCTGGCGGGCGGAATGCAGACGTACACAAAGGTGCATAACTCCACAGATACTGTGGTGATACCTAATTGTACGGATCTGATTCTTAGCACCGGTACGACGCTTACGACTACCGGCGCCGGACACGGGGTTGTTACCGCAGCAGGAGGCACAGGAATTTCTTCACCGTTAACGACTAAAGGCGATGTATGGGGTTATTCTACGGCAGATGTTAGGATCCCTATCGGAACAAATGGGCAGGTGTTGACCGCCGATTCAGCGCAGATACCTGGGCTGAAATGGAATTCGCTAGGAGCCTGGAACTCTAAACTCTATCCAACAGATGCGGTAGGTGTACTGACAGATGACGGTGCGGGAAATTTATCTTGGGCGGCGGCCAGTGGTTCGTCTCCGCTTACCACAAAAGGCGATCTTTACGGTTTTTCGACGACTAATGACCGTTTGCCAGTCGGGACAAACGGGCAGATATTAACCGCCGATTCAACGCAGTCTTTAGGGGTCAAGTGGGCCACAGGTGGCGGTGGAAGCATGACCTGGCCTGATGCAGCAGGTGTTGCCAATTACTCTGGAAGCTCTACGTGGGGAACGTCCTATACCGTAGGAACAGCGGCAAATAATCTTGTTCAGTTAAACGGAAGTTCACAGTTGCCTGCGGTCAGCGGTGCCCTTTTAACGAACTTACCGGACTTGTCTGGAACCTATCAGGCCGTGTCCGCTAAGAATGCCGCATCCGGGTACGCGGGATTAGACGCCAATTCATCTATTCCAGCGAACGCCCTAAGCGGAACCTTTCATGGAAGCACGTCTTACGCTATAGACGCAGGTAACTCTTACAATGGAAGCGTGGGGATCGGTACGTCAGACACGTCGGGCCTTGACCCGTTATTGCTTATCAAATCAACGGGTGTGTCTATAAATGAAGATACAGCCATTCTTAACCCAAGTTCTCTTGGGGCTGAGAAAATAACGAACCCAACTTTTAGTTCTGCGACAGGTTGGACTGCGGGTACTGGTTGGACTATCGACACGTCTGGGCATAAGGCTGTGCATACAAGTTCTTCTGGCTCTCTTACGCAAACTTCGGCGGCGATGGTCACGCCCATTGTGGCGGGGGAATACTATTATCTTTATATCACGTCGGACAGTTTTTCAGGAAACCTAACCGTTTCATGCGGAGGAAATACGTTTGACGTTATTACCTCCGCTGGTTATGGGACGACATTACCGTCTAAGATTTTTAAGGCAACCACGACGGATTCTTTAGTGTTCACTGCGGATTCTGGGACGCTTCATATCAACAGCGTGTCTTTAAAGAAAATCACTGGAGGTGCCTTGTACGCTCAAGCGAGTGTTACAACGCCCGGGACAGTTGATGCGGGAGACGTTCTTAATAACGGCACGCATCAGATAAACTTCGGAAAAGAGAACCTTGCCAACGCTCTGACGAAGCTCGGAGATATTTCCATTAAGCAAGGGACAGGTTTAAATGTCTTGGTTATAGGGGATTCGTGGTCTTACAACGAAACAGGAAACGGCCCTGAATGGTCTGGATGGTTGCATAAATATCTTACTCAATCTTACGGTAACTCCGGTGCTGGATATATTGCCCCTTTCGGGGCTGTTCCGTATAACGCGACAGTAAGTGAGCCAACGGGAGCGTGGTCGCAGTATCAAGGTACTCAGCCAACACCGGATTCTTCCGGAAGTTACCCATCCGGTTCTGGAAGTTTTTCGATTACTACTGTAGCGACGAGCTTTATTGTCCACTCCATTCTACAAGCAGGTGGTGGAGATATGACATATACCATCGATGGAGGCGCCCCTGTTACGATTCACACGGCAGGAACAGCAGGAGTTCAATTAACCACTATAAGCGGCCTTTCCAATGTCTCGCATACGATAGTCCTGACTTTGCCAGGTGGAAGCGGCACAATACTGGGAGGTGTTGAATGTATCAGACTCTGTTACGACAATGGCACACAACCCGGTATTCATTGGAATAACGTAGCCACGGGCGGGTTGAGCGTCCAGTCTCTCGCCTCTGTAGATGCCACAAAGTGGAAAGCAGAAATAACACAGCTTGGTCCACCGGACTTGGCCGTTATCTCAATGGGAGTAAATGATATAGCTTCCAGAACTCCCGCGCAATACTACGCGGATATGGCTACTGTTGTATCCAGACTACAAACGGTCAATCCGTTAATGTCCATACTGATAATGTCTCCGACCGATGTGTCTACGGCGGGAATGAGCGCGTATATCGCTCAGTTAAAAATACTTGCTCGTACCTACAGCCTTGGTTTGATCGACAACTATTCTTTGGTCGGTCCATATACCGTGGGTGAGAAGTGGGCAAATGGTTCCCATGTCTCTGCTCAAGTCCACAAAGTTATGGCAGACAATATGATCGCTTTTCTTGGATTAACAATCCCTCAATCTAATAATGGAGACACGCATTATGGTAGAGCGCTTCCTGTGGCGAGTACCCCATCCACTGGAGGTAATAATTCGGCTTTTGGCGACCAGTGCCTTACGTCCCTTACTTCTGGATATTCTAACGTTGGAATAGGAGCGTATGTTCTTCCTTCATTAACCACTGGATCAGGGAATATGGGGATAGGCTCAAATTCCCTTTATACTATAATTGCCGGAACAAATAACGTCGCAATCGGACAATCCGCTATGCTTTCAGCAACTGAAGTAGCGGACAACGTTTGTATAGGAAACAGTTCTGGAAACCACTTAGCTGGAGCTTTAAACGGATACGGGAGTACAAACGTAGGAATAGGAAGATACTCTTTAGGCGCGTCTTCTGGCGGAGATTGCACAACCTTCGATAGCGTAGCTATAGGTGCAAACGCTATGCGATATTTGCAAGGAGGGATTTACAATACAGCTATAGGAGGAGAAGCTGGTTTTTCTCTAGTAAATGCCTCTTATAACACTTTTATCGGAAATAGTTCCGGTAATCTCACAACTGGGGCTTCTAATGTTTATATTGGATATGGAGCCGGTTCTAAACAAACTACTGGAGCTAATCAGCTAATTATAGATAATAAAGTTCAGGCTAATCCAGGAGCAGAATTAACCAACGCTTTAATATACGGAACATTTGCGGCAACGGCCAATGGACAGCAACTAACTGTAAATGCTGGAACTATCACTCAGGGAGGGGGAACAGTTGGCGGGTTAGCTACAATAGCAGCAGAAGCTACAGCTACTCTTTCTGGAGCATCTACAACTATTACTTTGAGTATCCCAACAGGAGCTAAGATTATTGGGGCAGAGTTAAGAGTGGATACACTTATTACTTCTGGAGACGGGGCAACTAGTTGGTCCGCTGCTTACTCTGGTGGGAACACAACAGCAATTACCACAGCTCAGGCGTTTACAAAGAACGTAAAAGTGTATACCCTTTTCAATGAAAATGCAGCTTCAGCATTAACTACAAACACTACCAACATAGCAATTACACCAAACAGCAATACATTTTCTGGTGGAGTTGTTCGAGCGATTGTTTATTATCGGAAATTAGTAACAATGGCTGATGCAGTTTAATAAGGAGAAAATATGCCAATAGATTTTTCAAGATCAAATATTAAAGACACAAAACTATCAAATGATGGTTTATCTATTGATGGTGTTGTTTCAATTTCCAAACAAGAGTTATTGGATGAATTACAGCTAAATACAGATAGATTATCAGACGAGCAATTGCGCTTAGATGTTATTACATCTTCTATAGCTTCTATTCAAGCAATATAGCTACGTTATCAGCTTTAAGAACGGTGTGGGGTGGGTACGGGGTTACGACTAACGACTCGACGACTTTTGTGGCAAATAACACGGTAACGACACCTTCACCGTCCATCGTACACTAGGAGATTTTTGTGAAACAGCATCTTGACGCATGGCTTATAAGAGGAAAAGACATTCTTTTGATTTTGGGAGCTGTCGGGGCAATCTTCGCGTGCGGGATTAAATTTTATAGTCTACCCGAAGTAGTTGGCGCACAAGCTGCTCAAATTTCTCAAGTACAGTGTCAGATTCAGACGCTCCATGAGGCCGATCTTAAACTTGCGTCACGGTTGGATAATTTCGAGACGGCGCAAAAATACACGAATGCCGGGATAGACGATCTTAAGAATTGGATGAAAGGCATTTCTGGGAGGATAAAATGAGCGGTGCGCTTATGGATTCCGACAATGAGGTGATAACCAAATTACGGATAGACGTAGAAAGACTTCATATAATAATCGTCGAGCATGAAAAAGCGCTAAAACTTGCCCACCAGAATCTTTTAGTTTATATGGGCATGGCGGTATCAATAACTACGCTGATAGTTAAATGGATTAGATAACATGATACACACAGTGAAAATTTTAGCCACACTTGCAGAACTTGGGTCTGTTTTTGGGCTTTTTACAGAAGCAGATCTCACAGGTCGGACTGTGGTTGTATACTGTGTCTTTTTCGTGTTAATTCTATTTGGGATTTGGCTATAAATGAAGCCCTCGAAAAAGATTCTTGAGAAAACAATTTTGCGGTGGCAGGAACAGTTCATTTACGGATTCAGAAACCGGGCGCTTGACAACGAACTTTTGAAATTAGCAAGACGTATACGTCGTAAAACAACGGGGTGTAACCCCAAAAGGAGGAGTACAAATGGACGTTAAAGCCGGGATTTTGACAACGGAGTTTTGGGTAACGCTTTTAACGAATCTTGCGTCGATTGTGTTTTTGTTCCATCCGACAGCAATTGCAGGGCAGACCGCTTCGACGGTTGGCTCTGTAATAACACAGGTAGCGTCGTTTCTGGTGATTATCGCGTCAACGGTGTCGTATCTTATCTCGCGGACAAACGTTAAGACGACAGCGAATACCACAGCGGCTGTGACGGCGACGACATCATCGGCGGCAGGAAAATGATTGCGACGATCTTAACGCTGATCGGGACGATACTTTCATGCGTAATCGGACTTTGGAAATATTTTGGCCGTAAGGCTTCCGAGACTCGCGCGAATGTAACCTCTGCTCAATCGATGGTTCAGGAGGGACTTAATGAGAACGACATTTCAAAGATTACTGCTGGTTTCGCTCGCTTACGTTCTGTTTAGTGGGTGCTTCTTGCTTAGCGGATGCGCCGTTGCTAAAACTACGGTCTATCCAATTCAGGGTACTGATATCGTCAATATGCCTAAGGGGACGGCCTATACCGCTGCGCAGGACGGGTACTTCCTCTCCAAGTTCTATGTGGGAGAGGTTATGAATGCTCAGGTTGTTGAGAAGAAAAAGGTGTCCTGATGACTTGGCTCAAGAAACTCAACCGAAGTGAACTACTTATCGGATTCCTCTACCCGTTGATGTTTGTAGCATGGCTAAAATGGCTGTGCCTTCTCTGCTGCCCTCTCTGTTCACTCCTTTGGGCCGCGTCAGGGATGGAGGGATCTGATAAAATTTGGAGGAGGCTTGTATGTCCTTCCATTGTAGGATTTGCGCTTTTTGTTGTTATGAGAGGATTTGTTCTCCTGGGAATCCCTTTGAGCTTTGCCGTTCAGAGCATTGGCTACGGGATACCCGACAGCACAGACAAGGGCTCAGCGTTGGGGAGATTCTGGATGAAAGTGTGCAGAAACAGTGCTCTCTGGGCAAATGTCTTCACAAGAGGCACCATTTACGCGTTACTTTTCGTGTCGTTTAGGATCTTTTTGAAATAGAGGATTTATGCTAGAAACTATCGCGCCGTTTGAAATCGACAGCTACTACGGACTTAATACAAAACTTTCTAGGGCGAAACTTCCTCCCGGATTCAGCCCAGATACTACAGGATTCCATGACGTAGATCTATCTCAACCCGGAGTGGCGAAAACGCGCGGTGGATCGGTTACAATAAACAAAGACCATCTTCTTGCGTATGCCCCTGTCCGTATTTTTGATTATTATAAACCCTCTACTAATACGCATACGATCATCGGAAACGGCGGAACTAAAGTCTACACCATGACGCTTCTTGGTGTTCCTACTGATATAGGATCTGGGTTTACTGACGGTGAGGTAATGGATTTCTTAAACTATAAAGACTCCGTGTACTACTCTAACGGTGTAGATCCCGGGCGTGTGTGGGACGGAACCACAGAACGTCTTTGGGGAATCGTCGCTCCGACTTCGGCCAACACCTTTGCCGCAGATTCCGCTGGCGGTCTTACCGGAGATTATCAATACGCATATACATATTTTGATTCGGTAAACAACGGCGAATCTTCAGCGAGTCCATTTTCTGCTGTCCATACCGTTTCTACGGCGACGATTAACCTTACCGGACTTATCGCGTCAACAGATCCACAAGTCGATAAAATTCGAATCTACCGCACCACCAACGGCGGCGCGCTCTTTCTTCTCGTAGCCACTATAAATAATGGCGTTACTACGTATGCTGATAACACGACCGACGTGGATCTTGGAACAGAAGAGCTTCCTATTTACAACGACGTTCCAGGTCTGTTTGTAGGACTCGAAGAATGGGACGGTAGGATCTGGGGATACGAAAAGAACAGCACCAAGGTAATGTTTTCAAACGACGAATTTCTTACGCCAGCCGGTCAAGGCATCCCCTGGGAGAGTTTTGGGGCGGATAACTTTATAGATTTTAACCTAAAAGTTTACGGCATAAAAAAATCCCCCAATTTTAACGAACTCTGGGTGCACACTTCAGGCGGTATTTACGCTATTACACGCACCGGTATCGCCTCTGACCCATACACACCGGAGATTAGAAATTCTACTTGGTTTACGGAAGCGCATCTGTCGATAGTTAACATCTACAACGATCAGTGGTTTATTACGGCCAACAATAAGTGGATGGCTATTGATTCATCAGGGTATCTTTCTTATAAATCGTATAACATAGAACCCACAATCGAACTGCTCAATAAAACGAAGCGTCCGTTTATTCAGGCCGTCCATTACCGCTCGAACTCCAAAAACCAGTTTCGTGCGGTGTACGCAGACGGGGCTAATACTACATTCTCTAAAATGATCGCCGCAAACTATCTTCAACAAACGCCTGCCACGGATTATCTAAACTCTGACGCAGGTGTACACACCCCCGTTTGGGAATACCACAACATAGCGTCTACGGCCATAGGGATTGTGAAAGACTCTAACGAAGAAGATATTTTGTACACCGGTACATCTGACGGGCGCATCGTAAAGCAGGACATCGGTACAGACGACGACGGTGTTGCTATCGATTGGTCTATGAATATCGGCTGGCTGCGCGGTGCCGCGACAAATGACGTGACAGTATTCCCAAGATTCCTTCTTACCAATTATAAACCTCTCGGAAATTGGTTCTTCTCAATGCGTACGGACTTTGATTTCGGAAACAGTGGGGGACAGGTTTATTCGATAAAATCCGCTCCTACAGGCGATCGGTTTGACATCGACTTTATCTTTGACGTTTCTAAATTTGCAGGGGAGCAGGATCTAGGACGCGTATGTACCGATCTTGGCGGTGATTATAAATACGCGGAGATCACATGGTTCGGAAACGTGTTGGGGCAGGTGTTTGAAATGCACAATAACACGCTCTTATCGCGGCCTGTAGAAGGCTTTAGGAGATAACATGGCCGACACAAAAAATAGAAATGATTCAACGCCGAACCCGCGATCTCCGGTTGACACGAGCCTTATCAATCAGCACGCTATCGATATTCGTAAGACGAAAGAGGATCTGAACCAAAAAATCGATGTACGAAATACGGTGACGTATACATTTAAAGGAACAGGTGTCGAGACATTCGACCACAAGTTGGGCCGTGTGCCAGTGGGGCACGTAATATCAATCCAGTCAAAAGCAGGGATAATATCAGGAGACACAGCAAAATGGACATCAAGACGCGTATCGCTTCGATCTTCCGTCGCAGGAAACAAAGTGACGTTTCTGTTTCATTAGACGGGAAAAGTTTATTCGTGGGTAACTGGGAACTCTGCGAGTTCACCCCAGAAGGTTTTATCGTAAAAAATTCTAAGCAACGCGAGGAATGGCATTTTTGCGGAGAATCGAACGGTTGGATAACCGGCCTCAACAAGACTAATAAAGTGAATCCGACAAATATTTGTATAAATACAAAGGGATTCCCTGGGTTTACCCCACAGTTAATGGACAAAGCAAGTATCGCTCATAGAAAGATGCTGCTACAGAGCGCACAGGCACAAAAATTTAAGTAAGGGGGCTTTATGGGAATTGCTACGGTTACAGCGGCTCTTGCGGGACAAGTTTGTACCGCCGCGTTTTACAATAACAATTTAAATGCGATTTTGAATCAGCTAAACGGAAATATTGACGCTTCAAACTTAGCTGATCTTGCGGTAACAGCGGCGAAACTGGCTACTTCTGCGGTGGATGTTTCTACCACAAAAGTAACTGGCAATTTACCAGTTGCGCGTTTAAACAACGGCACGAACGCTAGTGCCGCCACATTTTGGAGAGGTGACGGTACTTGGGCGGCTCAGACAACCGGACAAATCGCGGGCCAGGCGAAGAAACTCAAAGTCTATTCAACGGACGCAAAAACGGGTGTCATAACCGCTGACGCATTGGTTTATGACGCTGGCGGCGGAACGACTGTAGAAGACACAGCGGTAAGCGTCAGCGCTGACATTACCGCTTCCGGTGTTAATGGACTCGATACCGGATCTGTGGCGGGTACTACACCTTATTATCTATACGCCATTCGTAAATCCTCTGACGGCACCAAAGGCGCCCTTTGGTCGCTTTCTGCGACGACACCGACGATGCCAAGCGGGTACGACCAAAAAATCCTCGTTTCCTATGGACTTACAGACGGATCAAGTCACGTTTTAGCGTTTCATCAATATGGAAAAAAATACTTTTATCAAGCATGGATAGCTGCGGCTACCAATAACTCCACGTCTGCCTCTTGGACAAGTATCGACATCACTAAATATGTACCGTCGGCGCTTTCGTCGGTGGCTTTTGGATCGGCATACGACGATTTAGGCTCGTATACCTTTGTCACGAATAACGGTTCTCTTGCTATAGCAAATAACGCGCCAAATCAGTTTTATATAACGCATTCCGGCAGTGGTGCGGCGTGTTCCACTTATCTATGGATTTTTGACATCTTAACAGCCAATACACTTTACTGGCGCAGTGCGGGGGTGACCAATACATTTTATATAGCTGGTTTTGAGTTAACTGTTCTACCTTAAAGGATTTTATGGACAAGGCTCTCACAACGCAAGAATATCGCGCGGGCATAATGGATCTGGAAAAAGAAATGTCTCTTATGCCCGGGACAAAGTTCGGGGATTGCTACCCTCTTAAGCACACCTTCGCGGACGGCCTTTACATCCGCGAGATCTCCGTCCCGGCGGGAGAACTTGTCATAACGAAGATCCATAAATTTTCGCATCCGGTATTCCTTTTAAAAGGTGACGTATCGGTTCTGGAAGAGACAGGTGTAAAAAGGATAAAAGCTCCGTATTCCTTTATCACCCCAGCGGGGACGAAAAGAATCTGTTACGTCCATGAAGACTGCGTCTGGACAACAGTCCACGCTACTAAAGAAACGGATTTGGAGAAAATAGAAGAAGAGGTGATCGCCAAAACTTTTGACGACCTAACGCCGCAAGAAGTAACCGGCATAACTAAATTATTGGAGGTTCAATCATGTCTTGGATAGCGCTGGGTGCTTCGGCACTTTCTACAGGTGCAGGTGTTTATGGGGCGATGCAGAAAAAAGGAAATAAGGCGAGTTATAACTTAAATCTACCCTCTTATCAAGCATCACAATACGACGCGCCGTCAGCGGCGCAACTCTTCAGCACGTTGCAGAATCGTGTAGCGGGTAGGGACGTTGGTTATTCAGCGGAAGATCTCGCTACGATGAACGACCAAGCTGTTGATCAGTCCACTAAAGCCGCTAATGACATGTTAAACCGGTCTATGGCGGGTCGTCAGCAAACAGGCGGCATCACTAAAGGCGGCACCAATGTCGCACGGGAACAGGCGTACATGTACGGCGGGGGGCTAAAATCTAACGCCCTCCGGGATGTTGCCATCAATAACGCTGTCCAAAAAAGACAAGAGATCAATGCCGCAATACCCGAAGAGCAACAGTTCCTTGGTGGTGAGAGAGCGCAGGCCGAGACTCTCTATAACAACCAGATGCAGCAGGCTCTCCTACAGAAGGAAGAAGCAGATAAAGTGCAGGCGTACAACACCGCGCGGAACGATTCTTCAGCACAGGATATTTCTGGGCTCATTGGCGGCCTTGGCTCCGGTATGTCAGGAAACGTTAACCCAGCGCAGTATTTTGGTGGAGGAAGTTCTAGCGGAGATAGTAATAACGCGCTCCTTAGCCTTCTTAGCGGTGGTAAAACAACTGGCACTGGAGCAAGCACACAAGCACTTGGTCAATGGATTGCTAAAATGTTTGGTAAAGGTGGTACCGCTTCTTCCGGTACAGAAGGGGTAATGGGCTAATCCTATGTGGGCTGATTATTACGAGAAGTATCGCGGTACACCCAAGTTTGGGATGTCCGAACAAGACAAACTAGAAGCGCAGACGAGACTGGAAGGGCTAAAGAACGCGTATCTGATGAACGCTTTGTCAGCAAAACTCCGTTCGGCGGAAAAGAGAAAAGGTGCTGAACTTGGCGGTCAAATTGGCGAGGGCGGCGTGGTAACGCCAGCAGCCCCTGGAACAGTATCGCCTAAAGTTGCGGCAGAAATTGAGAAGAACAAAGCCGGTGCGGGATTAGCCAAATCTACTACGGATCTAAATAAGACGATGGTCGACGCATTAAAAGGCGCGGGAGTTGGCCAAACCCCCACAACGCCTGTTCCTGGCGCCGCTATTGCCCCAACGAATCCGCCAACGCAACCCAAGTCGGCTTCAACCGACCTTATGGACTTTGTCCAAAATCTAAAGAACTCTACACCTAAACAAGCTACTCAAAACCCCAAAGCGGTACTGACAGGAATACAAGGAGGAAAGCCGACTTTAGCTTTTCCGGGCGCCGACTATGATATGGCGCTGAATAAAGAAGCCGCGCAGAAGGATCCGCAGGTCATGACGTCGATCGGTAATATGGAAAGCGCGATGTCAACGTGGAAACAATACGTCCAACAGCAAAAGGGAGGCCGTATCGGCGGTGCTGTGGCTAAGGTACAGAGTCTCGTTGGAATGGCCCCAATCCAACAGAAATGGGACGGGATGGTTAACCAGATGGCGCCGGCTATGGCGTCTATGGAAACCTCTTCCGGTCGACCGGCTGTGCAGACCATCGACGATTTTAAAAACGCGCTGGGACACGGTGTCCAGACTCCGGAAGAAGCCGTCGGGAGATTCCACAATGCGACGGATCTTATGTTTAATCGTTTATCAGGAAACCACGGCGTTATATCATCGCCTGAACAAAAAGTGCAGTTTTTCCACAAGTTATTAACCGCGTCTGGGTATGACCCGCAGTCACCCGAGGTTGCGTCTTACTATGCCAAAGCAGGAGCACATGGTTATGACACGGATAAAAGCGTGTACGTAGACCAAAATGGAAATACGGTGTTCTAATGGCTATCGTACCTATCGGCAAAATGACGGGGGGCGCATCTGTCACAACGGCACTTGACGATAACACTCCGATTGATAACGGTCCGGAAACCGGAGATATTGCTAAAACGGCGATTCCGAAAAGGAACATTGTTCCGATTGAGCACCTCGTTCCTGCTGGTGATCGACGCGGTGTGCTCGTCAACAAACTTAAATCTATATTCCCAAAGACAGAGACTGAAGAAGGCGGCACTGAACCAGAAGATATAGCCATGTCCGCTGTTCGTGGAACCGGGAGAGATCTTGTTTCCATTCCTGCCGCTTTCTTCAACCAATACGCCGCAGGCTTTCCAAAAGCCGCTTTTAGGTCTGCCGGCTACAAATACCCTGCTCCGACGTTAGGAGAATCTGAAGGGCAACCTGGAAGTACCGACGTAAGTCCCACGGCGGGCGTCCTGAGCAAGGCCGCCGGCATGACTGGTATGGCGACCTCACCCATCAATAAAGTCGCTCTAGGAGGCTTCTTATCGGGCAAATGGGCGCCTACACTAGCCGCAGGAGCCGCTACAGGGGCTATGACGGCAGGGGAAGACTTGCAGAAGACTATAGACCCTATGGAGGTGCTAAAACGAGCTACCATGGGTGCTCTGACATCCGGTGTAGTAAAGGGTAGTGGTGAAGTACTTGGAAATGTTATCCCGGAGAGCCTAAAAGCCGCAGGAAAGAGCCTCATAAACGACAGCATTAAACGTTTACCTAAATACGCCAAATATGGTGCAGATCCTGCACGAGCAGTCATAGAGCATGATCTGACCGGATCTACACCTGAAGAAAGCGCCTTTAAAGCTCAGAATCGCATGGAAGAACTCGGTCAGCAGAAGAAGGCGATTTTTAATGCACCAGAGAATGCGGACAAAACGGTAGATGGCTCGGATTACTTTTCGCATTTAGACGCTGCTCTAGCAGAGGCAAAGAAAGCACCCAAGGTAAACGCGGCGCTCGTGAAACGTCTCACAGACGCTAAGGGGGATCTACAAGGAATTATCGGCGGGCAAGATCTTGCGAATCTTTCCCCGGAAGCGGCTGATACAATTAAACGTGAAACCGGAAAACTCACTAAATTCACGGGTATGCCATCCGATGACCAAGCATATAATATGGCTTTAAAAAAGACTTATGGGAGTTTAGCCGATAAAATCCACACAGTTCTTCCGGAAGTAAAAGACGCCAACGCAAATGAAGCCGATGTGTTATCCGTTATCCATGCAGTACAGAATAAAGACATGTTCTCCGGAAAAGAAGGGCAGGCGCTGAACATCTTAAAACGCGGGGGCCTTTGGACGGCATTAAGCGCTGTTCCTGCGGCGGTAATGGGGCACCCAGGGGCGGCTATGGGCCTTGCCGGGACAGGTGCGGCAGAAGAGGCCGCGGCGGCCCTAGCAGGATCGCCGGCAGTAAAAACAGGCGCTGCCAAGGCTCTTTATAATACTGGGGAGGGGATGACGGGCGTAAAAGACGCACTGATGGCTAAATTACAAGACTTGTATGAACTAGGCGGATCTAAAGCAGAAGCAGCTACAGCACCCGAACTTGCTCAACTATCTTCGCCGCCGAAACAACTCGCACTTCCCGCTCCAGAACCACAGGGGAGCGTCGTAAATCTTCCTGAGACTCCACAGACCGTAATGGACGCAAAAGTAGCAGAGCTAAAGAAATCTATGGGCGTCCCAGAATACGGTGACGGACCCCGTTCCATGACGCCAGAAGGTGAGATTCCCAAAGACGTAGGCGCTACTCCGGAGCAAGAAGGCTTAATCATGGAGAAACGACGTCGGGCGATTATCGATATGCTCTTGAAACGTCGCGGGAAGAACTTCTCGTCGTCTAACGATTAGACTCTTCTAGTACCGCGATCAGAAGAGCTATCATTACGACGAACATGACAATCGTGAAGTCTGACATTTTTCTTTTTCCTATGATACGGACATTTACACGTAGGCAGACATTTATTTAGCCTGAAGTTTAAGCGGCTCTTTGTCCCCATTTCTAATACTCCAAATAGTTTTCCAAACCATATGCTCAGGAAACATTTCGTCTACCGCCCGTACGACGCCTTCGTCATATAGCGAGTAATCGTGCCCACAAAGTAGTCCGCCAGGTTTAAGTAAAGGAAGCGCGGCTTTTATATCCGCCTTCACGCTCTCGTAGTCGTGCGCGGCGTCTATAAAGATCAGGTCTACTTTTATCCGCTGTCGTTTTAATAGCGCTAACATACAAAGGCGGTCACCGATAAGCGGCCAGACTTTTCCAGACCAGATTTCTTCTTTTA